TTACATCTGTATTGTTAGAGAACCAAGAGCGTTCACTACGTGAAGAGCGTAGCGCAATGTTTGAGGCAGCTCCTGCAAACAATATTAACGCAACAAGTGGTATCGACAAGTATGATCCGATCATGATCGGTTTAGTACGTCGTGCAATGCCTAACCTAATGGCTTATGACATCTGCGGCGTTCAGCCAATGACAGGTCCAACCGGTTTGATCTTTGCAATGCGTTCTACATATGGTACAGAGCGTAACAATACTTCAACTCGCGTTGAAGCATTGTACAATGAAGCTAACACCGCATTCTCCGGAACTGCAGGTACTCACGCAGGATCAAATCCTGTTAGCGGCGCTTACACAACAGGTGCCGGCGTTGCTACAGCAACTGCTGAAGCTATGGGCACTACTGGTGGTCAAGCATTCAACGAAATGTCTTTCTCCATTGATAAGACAACAGTTACTGCGAAATCACGTGCTTTGAAGGCTGAGTACACTGTTGAATTGGCACAAGACTTGAAAGCTATTCACGGTCTTGACGCTGAAGCAGAATTATCAAACATCTTGTCACAAGAATTCATGTTTGAAATTAATCGCGAAGTTATTCGTACAATTTACAAAGTTGCTAAACCAGGTTCACCTGCAACAGCATCTGCTGGTACATTTGACTTAGACGTTGACTCTAATGGACGTTGGTCTGTTGAGCGTTTCAAAGGTCTATTGTTCAACATTGAACGCGATGCTAACCACATTGCACAAGACACACGTCGTGGTAAAGGTAACTTCATCGTTTGCTCTGCAGACGTTGCAAGTGCATTAGCTATGTCAGGTGTTCTAGACTACGCTCCAGCTTTGAGCACAGGTCTAAATGTTGACGATACAGGCAATACATTCGCTGGTGTTCTAAACGGACGCTATCGTGTTTATATTGATCCGTATTCCAGCAACCTAGGTTCAGCAAGCCAGTTCTACATGGTCGGTTATAAGGGTTCTTCTCCTTATGACGCAGGTATGTTCTACTGCCCATATGTTCCTTTACAAATGGTTCGCGCAGTTGATCCTAACAGCTTCCAGCCAAAGATTGGCTTCAAGACACGTTATGGTTTAATTGCTAACCCATACGTTACATCTGCCGATGGCGTATCAGATGCAGATGCAGCATCATTCACAGCAAATCGTAACCAATATTATCGTCGTACACAAGTGTTGAACTTGATGTAATTCGATATTATCGAGTAAGCCGACAAAGATCGGTACTTCTAAAGGGGGGCTTAGGCTCCCCTTTTTTGCCTTATAAATATAATAACGGAGGAAAGAAATGTATACTGCAAATGTAAATGTAGCAAAGCAAAATTATGCAAATTCATTACCCACGACATATGATTATCTAAGACCGAATGCTTTCCGCTTTTCTGTTAAGGATATTCCCAATGTGTCTTTTACTTGCCAATCAGCTAATTTGCCGCAACTCGCATTAGGTTTTGCCGTACAGCCTACCCCGTTTACTGACATTCCACGTATCGGTGATAAACTAGACTTCGGTTCGTTTACAATTAGATTTTTGATATCGGAAGATATGTCCAATTATTTAGAATTATACAATTGGTTAGTGGCTTTAGGTTTTCCTAAAGATTATACACAGTTTGACGCGTTAATAAAGAATAGACCTAGTAGATTCCCGTTTAAAGTGAATCAACGGGGAGAATCTGAAGTTTTGGCATACTCGGATGCAACTTTAACGATTTTAGACTCGACAAATACGCCTAAAGTAAATATAATATATAAGGATATATTCCCAATCTCATTAGAAGGATTGGATTTTGATATTGCATCTGCCGGTGTGGAATATTTTACCGCAATTGCCTCTTTTAAATATACGCTATTTGAAGTGGAGCAACTTTAATTAATATGGAGATTTTATGGCTAACAACAATAAACCTGGACTGAAGAACATTCCAAAAATTCCGGTTCCTAAGTTTAACAAACCCCCAGTCGCAGCTGCGGCACCCCCTGCGGCACCCCCTGCCGCACAACCAGGTCAATTGCAAATCAATATTGATGATTTGCGTAAAGAAAGAATCTTTGTGGCAACTCCTTGTTATGGTGGTATGCTTACAGAGGCATATTTCCGTTCAATGGTTCGCACATTGACATTCTTCAATCAACATCAAATCCCATTGGCGTTTGGTACTATTGCAAATGAGTCTTTAGTTACTCGTGCTCGCAATGTGTTGGTTGCATATTTTCTTCAAAGCAATTACACTCGTTTGTTGTTTATTGATGCTGATATTGAGTTTCAAGTTGAAGATGTACTTAAATTAATTGCTCACAACAAAGAAGTTTGTGTAGGCGCATATCCTAAAAAGGGCGTCAACTGGCAACGTATTAAAGATAGCATTAATTCTAAACCCGGTCAAGATATTTCTGATAGAGATATTGCTGCCGCTGGTTCCGACTATGCGATTAACTTTAAGTTTGTTAATCGTGAGTCAAAACAAATTGCTATTGAAAATGGTGTAATTAAATTGCACGACGGAGCTACAGGCTTTATGATGATTAAGCGTGAAGCAATTGACAAGATGATTGCTGCATATCCAGAGTTAAAGTATAACAATGATTTGAATACTCCGCCAGATTTGCAAGACTTCTTCTATGCATTCTTCGACACAATGATTGATCCCAAAGACAAACGTTACTTGTCAGAAGATTATACATTCAGCAGACGTTGGCAAGATATCGGTGGCGACATTTGGCTTGATCCAACAATCTCATTGAATCACTACGGTTCATTTAATTTCCAGGGCAACCCTGCTCAGATTATTCAGATTAGCCCTCAGTAATGAAATTATCTGACCTGCAGGAAATGTGGGCAGATGATTGTAAGATTAATGAGACTAATCTTGGACATGAATCTGCTCGCACACCTTTATTACATTCTAAGTATTTGAATTTTTTAACATCTACTCGGCTTAACCTACGCAAAGCAGAATCTGAATATCTCAACCTTCGTAGAAAGAAATACAAGTATTACAGGGGAGAAATGACCCAGCTTGAATTATCAGATGAAGGTTGGACTCAATGGCAAGGTAACAAACCATTGAAAAATGAGATGGACGAATTTTTGCAGGTTGATGCAGATTTAATTTTACTACAAGACAAAGTAGAATACTTTAAAACTGTTATGTATCAATTGGAACAAATTATAAGATCCTTAAACAGTAGAACATGGGACATCAAGAATAGTATTGAATGGTCTAAGTTCACAAACGGTATGATGTAATGTCTGACAAAATAAGCGTAAGAAAAAAGAATGAAGTGTATCTGCAAGTTGATACTGAACCTTCAATTGCACAAGAACTAAATGACCATTTTTCATTTGAAGTTCCAGGAGCGAAGTTTCATCCTCTGTATAAATCTCGTATGTGGGATGGACGCGTTCGCCTTTTTTCTATGTTTACCAAAGAGCTTTATATTGGTCTAAAAGACTATTTAGAGCAATTTGCAAAAGAACGCGATTACATATTTGATGATTCGCAGTATGAAAAAACTGCAGATGGTTGCACGTTGGATGAAGTAACAGAATTTGTTAAAAGTTTAAATATTGCATCTAAAGGTACACCTCTAGAAATTAGAGATTATCAGATTGAAGCAATACATAAAGCTATTAATGATGGCAGACGTTTATTGTTGTCTCCTACCGGTTCAGGTAAATCTTATATTATTTACTGTTTAATTCGCTGGCATGAGCTAAGAGGAAGAAGGCAATTAATTCTTGTTCCTACTACATCACTTGTTGAACAGATGTATTCCGATTTCCAAGATTATTCTAGTATTAATAATTGGAAAACTTCTGAGCATTGTCATCGCATTTATGGCGGTCACGAAAAGTCTAATGAGTATGATGTAATTATTAGTACTTGGCAATCTATTTACAAATTGCCTAAACAATTCTTTGCAGATTTTAAAGCAGTGTATGGAGATGAAGCGCATTTATTTAAAGCTAAATCTTTAACAGGTATTTTAAATAAAATGCCGGATACTCCTTATAGAATTGGAACTACTGGCACATTAGATGGCACTCAAACGCACAAGCTAGTTCTTGAAGGAATGTTTGGTCCCGTTTATAAAGTTACAACAACTAAAAAATTAATCACAAGTAAAACGCTTGCTGATCTGCAAATTTATAATCTTGTTTTGGATTATCCGGATGAAGTGAAAAAAGCACTTAAAGGAAAAACATACCAAGAAGAAATGGACTTTATTGTTGGATACGAACCTCGTAATAAATTTATCCGAAATCTTGCAATCAAACAAACCGGCAATAGTTTAGTGTTATTTCAATATGTTGAAAAACATGGCAAAATGTTACATGAGATGATTCAATCCAAAGCAGAAAACCGAAAGGTGTTTTTTGTTTATGGTGGAACTGATACAGAACAACGTGAGGAAATTCGTCGATTGACAGAAACCGAAAAGGATGCTATAATAGTGGCTTCATACGGAACTTTTTCTACGGGTATAAATATTAAAAACCTACATAATATTATTTTTGCATCTCCCTCAAAATCCCGTGTTCGAAATTTGCAATCTATTGGTCGCGGATTGAGAACAAGTGAAACAAAAGATAGTTGCAATCTATATGATATAGGTGATGATTTAACATGGAAGTCTAAAAAGAATTATACGTTGTTACACATGATTGAAAGAATTAAAATTTATAATGATGAGCACTTTGATTACAAACTACTAAGGATACCTATTCAATGAACGATCCGAATGTTAAAATTTTAAAATTAACAAGTGGTGAAGATATAATATGTAAAACATTCGATGAATGTAAAGACCTCAAAGGGCGTAACATATCAATTACAGATCCTGTAGTATTAAATCAGATTAGAATGCCAAGGGGCGATATGATTGTAGAATCATATATTTTATCCCCCTGGGTAGCATTAGGAAACACAGAAAGTTTTGAGATATCAACAGATCATATTATAGTTGCTGTTGATACAAAAGAAACATTAAAAGATAATTATATAAAATTCATAGATTCCAGGGCAGATCCTGAAATTTCTGAGGTTGAGGAAAAGGATTTGGAAAAAGAACAAATCCAAGAAATTGTAGATAAATTTATAAACACACTTGAAGAAGAGCATAATGAAAACAAAGAACCCCCTAAAAGACGTGGAAGAACTCTCCACTGAAATAGCTGAAGTAGTTAAGGAAGTAAAAATTCCTACTTCGTCTCACTATGTAGACAATAAAAAGTTTTTACAAGCTCTTATTGAATATAGACAAAGTGTAGTTGATGCGGCGGCCGCAGGAAAAGAACCACCTATTGTATCTAACTACATAGGTGAATGCTTTATTAAAATTGCAACACATTTATCTTATAAATCTAATTTCATTAATTACACATTTAAAGATGATATGATTTCAGATGGAATTGAAAATTGTCTAACTGCTGTTGTCAAATTTGACCCATCTAAAGGATCAAATCCTTTCGCATATTATACTCAAATTATATACTTTGCTTTTATTAGACGCATTCAAAAAGAAAAGAAGCAACAAGCTACTAAGTATAAATTGATTGAGAATATGGATATTGATTCATTAATTCTTCAAGAACATGACAACGGCGAATTTGGTAATCAGTTCTTAGATTACTTAAAACGGCAAATGGATACTATTGATATTGAAAAACGGGTAATTTCAACTCCTAAAAAGAACAAAATAATTTCGGACGATTCAAGTAATCCACTTGACTTAGATGATTAAACACTATATAATATGAGTATTGTTGAACGGAGTCATTATGGCTAAACTTAAAATTTCAGAACTATTTTATTCAATTCAGGGTGAAGGCCGCTATATGGGTGCGCCCTCTGTATTCTTAAGAACATTTGGTTGCAATTTTACTTGCGACGGGTTCGGCATGCCAAAAGGCGAAAAAAGCGATGAACGAAATGTTATCTCGATTAAAGCCGAAAGCTTTAAAAATTATAATGACTTGCCTCTTGTACACACTGGCTGTGATTCCTATGCTAGTTGGGACCCTCGTTTTAAGCATCTTAGCCCTGTACTCGATGTTAAAGATGTTGTGGAAGCAATCGTCGATACACTCCCGTATAAAAAATGGCAAGACGAACACCTAGTTATTACTGGAGGTGAGCCTCTATTAGGTTGGCAAAAACAATATCCGGAATTACTCGGTAATGAAAAAATGATAGCATTAAAAGAATTGACATTTGAGACAAATGGAACACAACCTTTGTCTAATGAATTTAAACAATATCTTTTAAATTGGACACTAAATAATAAAGGTCGCACAAGCAAAAGAGGTTGTGATGCTTTAACATTTTCAGTTTCACCTAAACTATCGGTATCAGGTGAAAAGTGGGAAGATGCAATTTGCCCAGAAATTGTAGCAGGGTATGAATGGGTAGGATATACATATCTTAAATTTGTAATTGGATCTAAAGAAGATGCAGAAGAAGCAGAAGAGGCAGTAAATGCATATCGTAAAGCTGGTTTCTCAGGTCCTGTTTATCTTATGCCTCTCGGTGGGACTGAGCGGCTGTACTCTCTTAATAATCGCAGCGTTGCAGAGTACGCAATGCAAAAAGGTTGGAGATATTCCGACCGACTACAAATCCCATTGTTTAAAAACGCATGGGGCACTTAACTAAAAGGAAAATAATATGAGCGCACATAACGACATCGAAACAAGTTTAGCAGCATATAATGCTGAGAATGAGAAATTTAACAAAGGCAATGCAGCCGCAGGTACACGTACTCGCAAAGCATTAGCAGAGTTAGCCAAAGCAGTTAAAGCACGTCGCAATGAAATTACTGCCGAAAAAGCAGCCAGAGCAGAAGCGAAAACTAAGGCATAATTATGGTCACCCGTAAGAAGTCAGTAAGGCGTATGCGGGTGTGATCCAACAACAAAATCAAAGTAATAAATACTTATGTTACGCAACGGTAACATACTGTCAAAAATAAACCATCACAAAGGAAGGTTATCAAATGAGTTTCAATAAAACTAAATGCGATCCAGAATTGGGTCAACGAGTTCACGAACACCTAGTTAAAATGGGTGTTGAAACCCCAACAAAAAAATCATTAATTCCAGATCGTAAAGATAAGATAGCAGTTATCGAACCTTTATTTGCCAAGATCATGGAAACACTTGGCCTTGATCTTACAGATGATAGTCTAATTGAAACACCTAAGCGTGTTGCTAAAATGTATGTTAATGAAATCTTTTGGGGTCTCGATTATGATGCATTTCCAAAATGCACTACTGTAGATAATAAAATGCAGTATAACGAAATGGTATGCGAGCGCAATGTAAATGTCCAATCTAATTGCGAGCATCATTTTGTTGTTATCGATGGATTGGCAACAGTTGCTTATGTACCTAAGACTAGGGTTCTTGGTCTATCTAAGATCAATCGTATTGTAGAATATTTTAGCAAACGCCCTCAGATTCAAGAACGCTTAACAGAGCAGGTGTTTCATACTTTACAGTATATTCTTGATACTGAAGATGTTGCAGTCTTGATTGATGCTCAACATTATTGCGTAAAATCTAGAGGTGTTGAAGACACAGGTAGCTCTACAGTAACAGTTCGTTTAGGTGGTGGATTTAAAAATGATCCAGCAGTAAGAAACGAGTTTTATCAGATTGCCCGACAAGGATGTAAATGACAATTAATGTAATGGTTGACTTGGAAACAATGTCAACAAGATCACACGCAGCAATTTGTTCAATTGGTGCAGTAAAATTTGAAGGTAGTAAAATTGTAGATACATTTTATTGCACCATTGATCTTGCTAGCTGTAAAGAAGCTGGAATGCATATTTCCAAAGATACCGTTGCATGGTGGTCTAAACAAAATAAAGAAGCCTTGCGAGAATTAACAAAGAATAATATTTCATTGCAAGAAGCATTGGATAAATTTGAGTTATGGTTTGGCTCTAAGAGTTTGCCTATTTGGGGAAACGGTGCGGTATTTGATAACACAATTTTAGGTAATGCTTACTTCATTACAGGCAGAGAACCACCTTGGAAATGCTGGGATGATCGTTGTTACNGAACTGCTAAAGCAATGTTCAATTGGATTCCTGAAGACAAACGCGAAGGCACGTATCATAATGCCTTAGATGATGCTATGCATCAAACAAAACACTTAATTAAAATTCTTGGTGAGTAATATGCGTCTTTATAAAAAGAGAGTTGCGTTTTGTATTAGCGATCAACACCTTGTTCCGCATGGTGGGATTGGACAATTTGCAAAGGGATTTGTTGAAATGGCAAATAAAATTGACTGGAAGGTTGATATTATTACGGATAAACCCACAACAAATGAGTTTGCAAAATTAGTTGAATCATTGGGCGCAAATTTAATTGCTCCGAAAAATGCCTTGTCATATAAAAATCATACCGGTACCTTTGCATTTACTGATTCAATTAACTTTGAAAAGATGATTAACTTTCGTGATGCTGTTATGAATGCTTTTCATACTAATATCTATGATATGGTAGTATGTAATTCATTAGAGGCTATGCCTGCAGTATTAAGTTTTGATCTTAATAGTTACATCCCCGTAGTATTTTACACGCATGAAGAGAGTATGGTGTTCCGTGATACTAGGAAATTTAAAGGTGTATTCTTAGAAAGTTGTAATGAATTTTTTAACAACTTAATGAATCTTGAAAGCTGTTATATTGGCACACAATCTGCACGCAATGTTTCCGAAATTAAAAACAACGGAGGTGTACGTGTAGAACATTTAAGTATGCCTATGTCGGAAAGAGAATTACTCACAAGTGATTATCCTGAAAGAAAAGGTGTCTTATATATTGGTCGGTGGGAAGATCG